CCGACGCGCAGCCTTTGACTAAGGGTCCACCCACCGTAGACCCCCCCGTCACCCCTGTCAGACGGGATCGGCGTGGGGGCTGGATGGTCCGCCAGGATGGGCCGCTCGGGCCTCCCACGGCCGCCAGAGACCCGATCGCGTTCATCAACAGCCTGACCCATACCAAAGGCCCGTACGCGCGCCAGACGTTCCAGTTGCGGCCGTGGCAGGTCCGCATCCTGCGACAGCTCTTCAAAAAGCGGAAGGACGGCACGCGGCAGTACCGGACGTGTCTGTTGATGCTCCCGCGGAAGAACGGCAAATCCGAGCTGGCGGCGGCGGTGGCGTTGTACGGCCTGCTGGCGGATGGCGAAACCGGCGGCGAGGTGTACTCGGCGGCGGCGGACCGGGACCAGGCCGGCCTGGTGTTCGGGGTGGCGGCGCAGATGCTGCGCAACGACCCCGCGCTCAATGCCGAGTGTTACATCGTCGAGTCGCAAAAGAAAATCGTGCATCACGCCAGCGGGAGTTTCTACCGCGCCATCTCGGCGGAGGCGTACAGCAAGCACGGGTTCAATGCGTCGATGGTGATTTACGACGAGCTGCACGCGGCGCCGGATCGGCGGCTGTACGACGTGCTGTCGACGTCGATGGGCGCGCGGGCGCAGCCGCTGTTACTCGTGATTTCCACGGCGGGCTATGACCGCCATTCGATTCTCTGGGAACTCTACGCGCACGCGAAAAAGGTCCAGGACAATCCCGCGCTCGATCCGACGTTCCTGCCGATTCTGTACGAGGCGCCGATCGACGCGGAGTGGACGCACCAACGGGTGTGGAAGAAAGCCAATCCCGCGTTGGGCGATTTCCGCAGTCTCGAGGAAATGCAGATTCTGGCGGCGCGGGCCACGTCGATTCCGGCGCAGGAGAACACGTTCCGCCGGCTGTATCTGAACCAGTGGACCGAGCAGGCGGCGCGGTGGATCAGCATGGCGGCCTGGGACGCGTGTCGCGTTGACCGCGACCGCGCGCGCTTGCGCGGCCGGCGCTGCTATGTCGGCATGGACCTGAGTTCGACGACCGACCTGACAGCCATCGTCGCCGTGTTTCCCGACGACGCGGGCCCGGGGTTCGACGTGCTCGCGCAGTTTTTCGTCCCGGCCGACAACCTGGCCGAGCGGGTGCGGCGCGACCGGGTGCCGTACGACCAGTGGGCGCGCGACGGGTGGCTCGTGGCCACCCCCGGCAACGTGATCGGCTACGAGTACGTGCGCCAGGCCTTGCGCGCCTGGCAGACCGAGTTTGACGTGCGGGAAATTGCGTTTGACAAGTGGAATGCGATCGACCTCGTGACGCGGCTGCACGACGAGGACGGGTTCGCCTGCCTCCAGATCGAGCAGGGGTTCGCGGCGTTGTCGGGCCCGACTAAATCGCTCGAGACCGCCATCCTGTCGCGCGCGCTGCGGCATGACGGGCACCCCGTGCTGCGCTGGAACATCTCGAACATTGCGGTCGAGCAGGACGCGATGGGGAACCTGAAAATTTCCAAAAAAGTCTCGACGGAGAAGATCGACGGGGCGAGCGCGCTCGTGAACGCGATCCATCGGCGCGACTACCTGGCCGCCGAGCCGCGGCCGTCCTATCAAATGATTGTGCTGGGGTGACGCCATGACCAAACGGCTCGGCCGCCCGCCGCTCTATGACGCGCCGGCGACCACGCGCATCTGGGTGCGTGTGACGGCGGCGCAACGCCTCGAGCTGCAGCGGGTCGCCAGTGACAATCGTACCGGCGTGTCGGGCGTCATCCGGGAAGCCGTCAACGAGTACGTGAGCGATGCCGGCGATCGGCGCCCATTCCGTCCGCGCAAAACGTCGCGGTGACCGCACACTACCCCGCGTGAACCGCGCGTACGCGCTGCTCCAGATCAAAGCGGTCGACACGTACCAGCGCACGATCACCGGGGTCGCCACGACCCCGGAACCCGATCGCATGGGCGACATTGTCGAGCCGCTCGGCATCACCTACAAGAATCCGCTCCCGCTGCTGCTCTACCACGACGCGAAAAAACCCGTCGGGACGGTCACCTTTGATGCGCCGACCGCGACCGGCCTCGCGTTTACGGCGAGCCTGCCGACCGTCGACGAGCCGGGCCCGCTGCGCGACCGCATCGAGGAAGCCTGGCAATCCATCAAGGCCGGGCTCCTGGCCGGCGTCTCGATTGGGTTCCGTGCCCTCGAACACACCGTGAACCAGAAGACGGGCGGGTTCCGGTTTCTGGCGACGGAGATTCTCGAACTCTCGCTCGTCGCGATTCCGGCCAACGCCGGCGCCACGATCTCGTCGATCAAATCGCTCGACCTGGCCGCGTCAGGCCGTCACTCGCCCCGCGACAGGGGCCTCCTCCCGATTGTGCGCGTCGACAAGGGCGCGCGTGCTATGGAACAGAAAACGATTCACGAACAGATCACCAGTTTCGAGAACAGCCGGGCCGCCAAGGTCGCGCGCATGACGGCCCTGATGACCGCGTCGGCCGACACCGGCGCGACGCTCGACCAGACCGAGACCGACGAGTACGACGGGCTTGCCGCCGAGACCAAGGCGATTGACGCGCACCTGGTGCGCCTCGCCGCGCTCGAGTCGGCCAATGTCGCGAAGGCGATGCCGATCACGGCGGCGACGCCCGAGGAGGCCAGCCGGCAGCGCGGCCACGTGCCCGTCATCTCGGTCAAGAGCAACGTGCTGCCGGGCACCGCGTTCATCCGGTACTGCCAGGCGCTCGCCGTCGGGCGGGGCTCGCGGCTCGAGGCGATCGAGTTCGCGAAGCAGTGGCACGACTCGACGCCCGAAGTGGAACTCGTGCTCAAGGCCGCCGTGGCCGCCGGCACGACGACCGACGCCACGTGGGCGGGCCCGTTGGCGCCGATCACGCCGTTGGCGTCGGAGTTCCTGGCCTACCTGCGGCCGGCGACGATTCTCGGCCGCATTTCGGGGTTTATCAAGGTGCCGTTCAACGTCTCCGTGCCCGCGCAGACGGGCGGCGGGACGTATCAGTGGGTCGGCCAGGGCGCGCCCAAGCCGGTCGGGAAACTCGCGTTCGCGACGATCACGCTCGGGATCACCAAGTGCGCCGGCATCATCGTGATCACCGAGGAACTCGCGCGCACGTCGACGCCGTCGGCCGAGGAAGTCATCCGGCGCGACATGGTCGCGGGCATTGCGCAGTTTCTCGATCAGCAGTTCATCGATCCGGCCGCCGCCGCCGTCGCGGGCGTGTCGCCCGGCTCGGTGACCAACGGCGTCACGCCGATTACGACCGCCGGGACCACGCCGGCCAACGCGCGCACCGACATTCAGGCGATGGCGAACGCGATGACCGCGCTGAACATCTCGACGGCCGGCGCGGTACTCGTGCTGTCGGAGACCAACGCGCTCGCGTTCACCAACGCGTTGAACCCGCTCGGCCAGCCGTTGTTCCCGGGCGCGACCCAGAACGGCGGGACGATCATGGGCTACCAGGCCGTCGCCTCGCAGGCCGCCGGCACGACGGTCGCGTTGATTCAACCCAACCAGGTCCTCTATGCGGATGACGGCGGCGTGACGATCGACGTGTCGCGCGAAGCGTCGCTGCAGATGGATACCGCACTCGACAATCCGCCGCTGGCGACCACGCTCCTCACCTCCCTCTGGCAGATGAACCTCGTCGGCCTGCGCGCCGAGCGGTTCATCAACTGGAAAAAAGCGAGAACCGGCGTCGTGCAGTACACCGTCGCGACGTACGCGGCGTAGCCATGCGGGTCTCGATGACGGTGCGGCGCGACGGGTACTACGACGGGGCGTACCCGCGCGCCGGCGACGTAATCACGGTCGAAGCCGGCCTCGTGGAACAACTCGAGCTGGCCGGCTTTGCGATGCGCTGCACGGTCGACGCGCTGCCGCCGCGCGTCGTCCCGAGCGGCGCGACAGGGAGAAAGCATCATGGCGCTGGTCGGTGAATCGCTCGAGGTCGTCGGGCGCGTCTATCACACGGAAAACGGCAACGTCCATCTCGAGGGCGAACAGTACGCCGTCACCGATCGCGTGCTGGCGGAAACGCTGGTCGGGATCGGGTTCGCGTCGCCGGTCGGCTGGTCGCCGGACCCGCCGCCGCCCGAAGGTGGCGCCCTCAGTCGCGGCGCGGGCCGGCACGACGAGCGCGGGCACGACGAGCGGCGCTGATGGCGACGGTGCGGCTCCGGCTGTTCGGGCGGGGCCTCGAGCTGACCGCGAAACAACTGAACGCGCCGTATAGTCCCGGCGCGACCAGCGGCGGCGGCTGGTATCCGCTCGTGGTCCGCGAACCGTACGCGGGCGCGTGGCAGGTCAACGTCGAAGGTCGCCGCGATCAGATCCTGCAATACGCGCCCGTGTTCGCGTGCGTCACGCTCATCGCCCAGGACATCGGCAAGCTGACCCTGAACCTGGTCGAGCAGACCGAGGATGACCTCTGGGAAGAGACGACCTCGCCGGCGTTCTCGCCGGTGCTCCGCAAACCGAACCGCTACCAGACGATCACGAAGTTCGTCGAGCAGTGGATCACCTCTAAACTGATGTGGGGCAACGCGTACGTGTTGAAAGAGCGCGACGCGCGCGGGATCGTCACCGCGTTGTATGTGCTCGACCCGCTGCGCGTCACGCCGTTGATTGCGCCCGATGGCGGGATCTACTACCAACTGCAACACGACAACTTGTCGGGCACGCTGGCGCTGACCGGCGAGCCGGATAAGTTCACCGTCCCGGCGAGCGAGATCATTCACGATCGCATGGTGTGCCTGTTTCATCCGCTCGTCGGCATGTCCCCGATCTATGCCTGCGCGATGGCGGGCACGCAAGGCTTGGCGATTCAGAACACGGCGACCACGTTTTTCAGCAAGGGCGGCCAGCCGACCGCCATGTTGACGACGCCGCCGGGGATGACGAAAGACCAGCTCGTGCAGCTGCGCACCGACTGGGACACGCTCAACAGCAGCGCGAGCCGGCTCGCCATCCTCACCGCGGATTTGAAATACACGCAGTTGAGCATGAACGCGGTCGATGCCCAGTTGATTCAACAACTCGGGTGGACCGCGCAAACCATCTGCAGTGTGTTCCACGTGCCACCGTTCCTGATTGGCGTGGGCGAACCGCCGCGCGGCGTGCAGCTCGAATCCGAATGGCAGATGTACCACTCGCTGTGCATTCAGTCGCTGCTCACGAACTTCGAGACGTGCCTCGATGAAGGCCTCGGCCTCGACGGCACGACCTACGGCACCGAGTTCGACATCAACGATTTGATTTGGATGGACACGGCGACCAAGACGAAGGCCGCGGCCGATGCGATCGGCGCCGGCGCCCTCTCCCCGGATGAAGCGCGCGAGCGGTACTTCGGGCTCGGCCCCGTCGAGGGCGGCGACACGCCCTACATGCAGCAGCAGATGTTCAGCCTCAAGGCGCTCGCGCAACGCGACGCGCAGGACCCGTTCGCGAAACCTGCGCCGGCGCCGATGGCCGCGCCGGCGACGCAACTGCCGCCCGACCAGGTGGCCGCGATGGCGCGCGACCTGTTGACGAAAGCGTTGGCCGCATGACCGCCGACGATCTCGCCGCCGTCATCGCCGGGATCGCCCCGCTGATCCGCGACGTGCGCGAACGGGTGGCCGCGCTCGAGACGCGCGCCCTGGTGCCGGGGCCGCCCGGGCCGGCCGGCGCCGATGGCGCGCCCGGCCTCGAGTGGCGCGGCGTGTTCGCTGACGGGCAGACCTACGACCGCGGGCAGCTCGTGACGTGGGCCGGGTCGACGTGGCACGCCAACGAGACGACGACGACCAAACCGGGCGACGGCGCGAAGGCGTGGACGCTCATGGTCAAGCGCGGGCGCGATGGCAAGGACGGCAAGGACGGCCCGTCCGGTCCCGAGGGGCCCAAAGGCAAGGACTGGCAACAGGTCTACGACGACACGAGGCGGCGGTGAGCACGTTCGTGACCCTCGACCAGGTGAAAGCGCGGTTACGCATCACGTCGACCGCGGACGACGTCGACGTGCAGGCGATGGCCGACCAGGCCGAGGCGCACATTGTCGGCTGGTGCAGTACGACGCCGCGATCCAAGGCCGTCGTCGAGACGTGGACCGACGCGACGACCGTGCCGCTCGTCGTCATCGCCGCCATTCTGGTGCAGACCGGCGAGCTGTATCGGTTCCGCGGTGACGAGGCGCAGGGGCCGCCGCGCGAGGCCGGTGAAGAGTTCGGCGTCCAGGTCCGCGAACTGTTGCGCGCGTATCACGACCCGGGGATCGCATGAGTCCGACCGCGACGACCTACATCTCGAGCGGCCAACGGCTGCACCAGGGCCTGTTTCAGCGGCCCGGGCCGCCCGTGCCCGACGGGACCGGCTGGGTCGAGTCGTGGATTGATCTGCCGCCGCCGGCCTTCGCGCGCATCACGCCGGCGTCGCAAGCCTCGCTCGAGCAGATCACCGCCGGGACCGTGCTGTCGATGGCCACGCACATCGTGACCGTGCCGTTTCGCGAGGGCCTGTCGACCAAGGCGCGCTTTCTCTATGACGGGCGCAGCCTGTCGGTGCTGGGGATCTTCGACTACGAAGAGCGGCACGTGCAGCTGCACCTCGTGTGCGCGGAGGTGGTCGAGTGAGCGCGGGCCCGGGCGGGCAGACGGTGTGGTTCCAGTGGACCGGGGTCGACGAACTCGTCGACCAGTTCGCGACGCTTGCGCGCGATCTCACCACGGACGCCGCGCCCGAGGTCGAGGCCGCGGCACAAGCGGCCAAGAGCGCGATCTATGCGGGCTATCCGAGGCGCACCGGCAATCTCAAGGACCACCTGGCGGTCGTGATGCACACCGACGCGACGCGCACCGAGGCGGTCGTCATCAACACGTCGCCGCACGCCGCCGTGTTCGAGCGCGGCAGCCAGGCGCGCCATATCGCGATTGGCGCGAACCGCGGCTCGATGCCGGCGAATCCGCTGTTCTCCGCGACGATGATCCGCTGGCGCCGCGGCCTGTATACCGGGCCGATCCCGCGCGTCCTCGCCGACATGGGCTTGACCGTCAATGGCACTGCTTAACGTCTCGACCGTCACGATCGCGATCCTGCAGATCCTGCAGGCGGACATGGCGCTCCGTCTGCTGCTGCCGGATGGCGTGTTTTTCGCCGAGGCGCGACCGGGATCGACGCGGTTCGTGATCGTGTCGCTCGTGTCCTCGGTCGAGGCGCCGATGTTCGGCGGGCCGGCCTACAAGGACACGGTCTATCTGGTCGAAGCGCGCGCGCTCACCACGGCGGCGTCGAGCACCGACGTCGAGAACGCCTTCGCGCGCATCACGACGCTCTTGACCGACGCCGAGCTGACGATGCCCGAGTACGGCGCGATGCTCACGCAATTCGAGGAAGAACTCGAATCGGTCGAAGTCGACGACATCGACCCGTCGATTCGCTGGAACCGCGTCGGCGGCCATCTGCACGTGATGGTCGCGCCGCTCGTCGGCTAACACGACACCCGAGAGGACACACCTATGGCAGCAGTGGATCGCATTCATGGTAAGAGCGGGCAAGTCAAAATGGATCCGACCGGCGTCGGGGGCGCGACCGCCGTCGTGGTCGCTTCGCTCGACAAGTGGGATCTGGACATGGCGAAGGCGCAGGTGGACGTCACCTGTTTCCAGGATACGAACCACGTCTACGTCATGGGCCTGCCAGACCTCAAGGGCACGTTCGGCGGGGTGTTCGATCCCGTGGACGGCCTGGTCATCTTCTCGGTGATCTTCGGCACGGTCTCGCCGTACCTCGAGCTGTACCCGACGAGCCTGGGCTCGACGCCGCCGAAGTTCACCGGGCGCGGGTGGCTCGACGGCAAGATCAGCGTGCCGGCCAACGGTGCGGTCACGATCACCGGGTCGTTTGTCGCCGCGGGCCCGTGGACGCATCCCTAGAGGGCGCGCGTGGTCTCGGGCGTGCTCGGATCGATCAAGTGGGGCCACTTCACCGCGGCGGGCATCCACGGCTATACGGTCACGCCCACGAACAAGGCGCAGACCGAGTGGACGCTCACCGCGACGGTCGTGCTCGCCGATGCCTTCAAGATGGCGCAGACCCAGCCGCCGCTCGTCTTCGTCGCGAAACACGCGAAAGGCGAGTGGTGCTGGCCGATCAAAACCCTGGCGCGGACCGAGTATGGCCTCACGGCGACGCTCGGGCCGCCCACTTCCGTGGTGCGCTGAATGGGTCGCTGTCGTGTCGTCGCGCCCGAAGTCGTGCGGTTGCCGCTGTCGGACGGCGACTACCTCGACGTCCAGAAAGAATTGAACGCGGGGCAATACCTCGAGCTGCTCTACGCGTTGTCGGATCGCAAACCGTTCGCGAAACCGATCGCGTATCTGGTGGGCTGGTCGTTCGTGGGCCTCATCGGCCAGCCGCTGCCGTACGATCTCGACATGCCCGAGGCCGACCGGCGATCGACGATCGGCGCGCTCGACAAGGGCACGCTGCGCGAAATGACGGCAGCCCTCGACAAACACGAGGCCGCCGAAGACGTGGCGCTGACCGCAAAAAAAAAGACCCACAGTTTAGAACCCGCGTCCTCAGCACCATGAACATCTGCCGCGCGATGGGCGGGTGGCGCTATGAGTGGGTGGACGCGCTCCCGCGCGCCGTCTATGACGTGCTCGTGGACCATCTCAACGCGAGCCAGGCCGACTAATGGCGCTCACCGGCACGCTCCTGGCCGACTTCAGCGGATTCATCGACGAGTCGGCGAAGGCGACCGCCGCCGTGAAGACGATGGAGTCGGGCGCCGACACCGCCGCGGCGAAACTCGCGAAACTCCCGGAGGCGGCCGGGGCCGGGTCGAGCGCGTTCGGCACCCTCAGCGAGCAGATCGCCGCCACCTTTACCAGCATGGTCTCGGCCGAGACGGTCATGGACGCCACGTCAGCGGCGTTTCGCACCCTGACCGCATTTGTCAGCGAATCGGTCGCGGCGTACAGCAAACAGGAAGACGCCACCATCCAACTCACCGCGGCGTTGCGCCAACATGGCCTGGCGACGCCGGAAGTCATCAGCCAGTACAACGCGCTGGCCACCTCGTTCCAGAACACGACCAAGTACGCCGACGAAGACATTGCCGCGATGGAAAAGTTGCTCACCCTGGTCGGCAACGTGATGCCGAGCCAGATGCAGGCGGCGTTGAAGGCCTCGACCGATCTCGCCGCGGGCCTCGGCATCGACCTCCAACAAGCCACCATGCTCGTCGCGAAGGCGGCTGAGGGGCACATTACGGCCCTCGGGCGGTACGGCATCACGGTCGACGCGGCGGACGTCAGTACGCGCGGGCTCGCGGCGGTGCTCGACGTCATCAACGAGAAGTTCGGCGGCCAGGCGGCGGCGGCGATCGAGACCTACTCGGGCCGCGTCGCCCAGGCCGCCAACGCCTGGGACAATGTCAAGGAGGCGCTCGGGAAGATCATCCTCGAAGACCCGCTCGTCACGAACGCCCTGAATCATATGGTCGACGCGACGAAGAATGCCGATAAAGCCGCGACGGACGCGCGGCCCTCGCTCGCGGATCTCGCGGCCGATTTCGGCATCATCGACCGCGTGACGGCCGACGCGGTCAACGGGATCGAGGTCTATGTCGACAGCCTGAACACGATGGCGCAAGCGCAGCGGATGGCGGCGGCGGTGCCGAGTCCGTTTGAGAAGATGGCCAAGGATATGGCGGCGCCGGCGATTACGGCCGGCTTTGCGATCCAAGCCCAACTCGTCAAGGACCATAAAAAACAGGTCGAGGAGGACGAGAAGGCCCTCGAGGACTTAAAGAAGGCTTTCGTCGAAGTCGCGTCGGCGGGCCAGGGCTGGCAGGGCACCCTTGCCACGATCGACGGCGCCGTCGTCGAATCGATCATCAGCTACCGCGACGCCCAAGTGCAGATGACGACGCTCGGGCACATCTACAGCGACCTGTCGGCCACGCAGCTCGCCGCGATCGAGAAGGAGCGCACCGCGCGTCGCGAGGCCGCGACGCAGCTAGAGAAGGACCTCGACGCCGCCGCCAAACTCGAAGCGCAGACGATCGAGGAGACGACGAAGCTCTGGGACGAATACACGGTCACGCGCACGAAACAGATGGGCACGACGACCGACATCGCACGCGCCGAAAACGACAAGCAGTACAACGACGCGGCGGCGCACGCGATCAAGATGGGCATTGTCGACGCGCAGTACTGGGACGCGCTCGAGGCGCGGTGGAAACAAAAGAACGCGGCCATTGGCACCGATTGGGCCGCGCTCACCAACGCGGCGACGACGCAATCGAAGGCGGGCCTCCAGCAGATTGCCGACGGCGCCCAGGCCACGTATCAGGAGGCCCTCAAGCACGTCGGCGAATGGTCCGACGCCTCGATCGAGAAATTCCGCACGACGGCCGAAGCGGCGCAGAAGGCCGCCGACATGTTCGGCACGTCGTGGGCCGACAACGCGGACAAGGCCAAAAAGAAAGTCGACGAGATGGCCGCCAGCACGATCGGATCGATCCACGCCATCGCGGCGGCCTCCGCATCGGCGACGATTCCGCAAGGCGCGACGCAACCGTACCCCGACACCGTCGAGGGCCGTCTTAAGCAGCTCGCCGACGAACAGGCGCGCTATGGCCCGGGCACCGTCATCAATACCAGCGGGCTGTTCGGCGGTCTGCGCGACAGCGGCGGCCCCGTCACCGCCGGCAAGTCCTACCTGATTGGCGGCGGCAAGGCGCCCGAACTGTTCACACCCGGCGCGAGCGGGTTCGTCACGCCCAACGCGGGCGGCGGCGGCGGGGTCGTGCAACACATCTACGTGACGCAGCCGCTCGGCACGCCCGACGCCATCGCGCGCGCGGTCGCCGATGCGCAGATCGCACTGATGAAAGGCCAGGGCGCGCGGTTGCCCTACGGCGGATGATCCTGACGTATTCCGTGTCGGGGCTCGCGCGCTCTGGCGCCACGCGCTCGGGGTATCCCGTCCTCAAAGGCGTCAAGGTCCCGCTGTATGCGCTGTCGAATGTCGGGCGCTCGGGCGCGACACGATCCAACTATGTCGGGTCGCGATCGTTCATCAGCGTCGGCGGCATTCAACGCGCGGGGGGCATCCTCGCCGCGTCGCTCACGCTCAATGACACGATGAACGCGACCCCGACGACGCTGCAGTTCACCGCGCGCGGGTGGGTCCCGGTCGAGGGCGCCGACATCGTGATCACGCTCGGGTCCATCAACAACCCGCGGCGGCTGTTTGGCGGCACGGTGCTCAGTACGCGCCACCGCTACGTCGGCGACAAACCGGTCGACGCGAACATGCTCTACGACGTCAACGGCATCGACTACACGTGGGGGCTCGACCGCCGCAAGGTGTCGGGCGATTACCGCAACGCGAGCGTCGCCGCGATTGCCGCGTCGCTGCTGACATTCGCGCCCGGCTACACGCTGTGGGTCGATCCCGACATCGGCGCCGAGATCCTCGACGAGATCACGTTCACGGAACAGGCGCTCTCGAACGCGCTCTCGCAGCTCGTCAAGCGCGTCGGCGGCGACTACCTCTGCGACTACTCCAAGGTCGTCACGCTGTTCTATGTCAACTCGCAGCTGTCGCCGCCGTCGAACGTGAACGCGGTGCACGAGTCGCTCGCCGACTTGTCGTTCACGCGCGATCTCTCCCAGGTGATCACGCGCTGCCTCGGCAACTTCGGCGGGTCGAACGCGCTCGACCAGATCGCGCCCGGCGCCACGCTGCTGCCGGTCGACACGGCGGCGTGGTACCTCGCGACGGGCGGCACCGTGCTCAGCGGCCAGCAGCGCGTGAATTACAGCGGGATCGTCGCCGGCGGCGGCGGGTCGCTCGTCGGCCCGGGTGCGGGTCCGACCGGCGCGCCCAACGTGGCGCTGTTGCCCGGCGCCGGCGTCGACGTGGGCACACACGACTACGCGGTGACGTACAAGACCGCGGCCGGCGAGTCGATCCCGGGGCCGCGGCTCACCGTGCCGGTCGGCGTGTTCCTCGCGCCGACGACCGCGCCGACGCCAGGCACACCCGGCCCTGGCGCGACGGGCCCCGACCCAGGCGTGCACGACTATGCCGTGAGTTTCGTGATCAGCAGTGGCGAGACCGTGCCGGGGCCGCGCGTGAGTGTCAGTACCACGCTCACGCCGCCGCCCGACACCGGCCCGACGCCCGATCGCGTCGACCCCGGACCCGGGCCCGATCCCGGGACGCACGATTACGCGGTCACGTTCGTGACGGCGACCGGGGAAACGACCGCCTCCCCGATCGGCGGCCAGATCACGACGGGGCCGGTACCCGTGCCCGCGCCCGCGAACGCCCCCACGGCCGCGATTCAACTCGGGACCGGGCTCAATGCGGGCCCGTACGCGTATGCGACCACCTTCGTGTCGGCGACCGGCGAAACCACGCCGGGGCCATCGGTGTCCGTGGTGACGACGACCGCCCCGATCGCGCCGCCCGCGACGCCGGTCACGTTGACCGAGGTGCCGGTCGGGATCGGGGATTGGGGGTTGGGCTATCCGGTGGCCGTCACGGTGACGTTTGTCACGGCGACCGGCGAAACCACCGCCGGCCCGTTCGTGACCCTCGGCTGTACGCAAAATCAGTCACAGATTAACGTGAGCAACATTCCGATCGGGCCGGTGGGCACGGTCGCGCGGTACCTGTACCGGCGACACTATGCGGGGTCGCCGGGCAACTATACGGATAGCGGCAACGTCTACCGCTACCCGATCAACGACAACACGACGACCGTGTACGCCCGTCTGCAAATGATCGGCGACCTGTCCAGCAACTCGGGGCAAGTCGGGCCGCCGACGAACACGGCGGGGCCGCAACAACGCGTCGCCGTCGCGTCGATTCAGACCGGGCCGGCCGGGACGACGGCGCGCCGCCTCTATCGTACCGGCTCCGTGGGCTCGCAACTGCGACTCCTGACCACGCTCGCGGACAACACGACGACGACCTACAGCGACAGCACGCCCGACGCGAGCCTGGGCGCCAATGCCCCGACGAGTGGCACCTGGCTGCAGACCGCGCAGACGGTCCACGTGTCGAGCATTCCGCGCGGGGCGGCGGCGGGCGGCGCGACGGCGCGCAAACTCTATCGGCGCTCGGGCGGCGCGGGCCTGCGCCTGGTCACCACGATCGCCGACAACACGAGTTCGACGTACACCGACACGACGCCCAACGCCTCGCTCGGCGCGGCCCCGCCCGCGGCGAACACGGCGACGCTGCGCGTGATCCCGCTGACCGCGATCCCGCTCGGCAACAGTCTCGTCACGGCGCGCAAGGTCTACCGCACGCCGGCCAACACCGGCGGCGGCACGCTGAAACTTGTGACCACGATTGCCGACAACACGACGACCACGTTGACCGACACGGTGAACGACGCGGCCTTAGGGGCCGCGGCCCTCACCGTGGGCACGGCCCAGGCCGCCCAGGTGCAGTTGAGCGCGATCCCGCTCGGCGCCGCCGCCGTGACCGCGCGCGTGCTCTATCGCACCAAGGCCGGCCTCACGCAATTGCAACTGCTGACGACGCTGGCCGACAACACGACGACGACCTGGCTGGATGTCGCGCTCGACGCGACGCTCGGCGCGAACGCGCCCGTCAGCGACACGTCGACCCTGCAGCAACCCCAGGGCAACGTGCTCGCCGGCTCGCCGACGCTCCCGTGCGCGTCGGTCGCCGCGTTCCTGCCGTCGGGCGGCTGGGCGATTGTCGGCTCGCAGAACGTGCGCTACACGGGGATCAGCGGCAACGCGCTGCTCGGCATTCCCGCGACCGGCCCGGGCGCCATCACCGCGACCATCACGTACAACACGACCGTGGTCGCCGCCGCCATGTTGACGGGCGTGCCGGCCACGGGGATCGGCGCCATCCAGTACACGATTCTCAAAGGCGACCCGGTCAACATCTTCGTCCAAGTCGACGACCTCGACGCGCAAGCCGCGGTGCGCGCGCAGCTCCCCGGCAGCGACGGGATCATCGAGGACGAACTGCAGGACGGCCGGCTGTCCTACACGGAAGGGCGCGCGCGCTGCCAGGCCCGGCTCGACCTGCTCGGCGCGCGCGACAGCAGCGGCCTGGTCGGCGCGGTGAGCGTGACGTACCGGTGCCGCGACACCAACACGATCGCGGGCGCCACCGTGTCGATCAACGTCGGCCCGCCGATCAATCTCCTCGGCGACTTTCTCATTCAGCGCGTCGGCGTCGCGCAGTTCCACATCCCGAACCTCAACCCGACGTACACGGTCGAGGCGTCCAGCCTGCGGTTCTCTGCCGAGGAGATGCTGCGGTTGTTGCGCCAGGGGGCACTCTAATGGCGGTCACGATCACTCGGTCCGTCTGGATCGACGACGACGGCACCGGCACGACTGGCACCGTCATCAACCAGGCGCTACACACCACGCTCTACAACGAGATCGACGGCGCGCTCGCGAAGGTCGCGCAACTCGCGGGCGGGAATACCTACAACGGCAATCAGGCCTTCCTGACCGGCGTCGTGCTCATCAACCTGACCACGAGCATCTTTGGCCGGTTCGTGGTGGCGTTTGACGGCAGCACGACGAACGGGATCGGCGTGCAGAACCAAAATGCCGCCAACACCGGGTATTTTTGCGCGCTCTATAACAGCGCCGGCGGCCTGGCGGGATCGATTACCCAGAACGGGGCCACCGGGGTGTTATTCAATACCTCGTCCGATGCCCGGCTGAAAGTCGACGCCGGGCGCGCGGGCGACCTGACGGCCTTGCGCGGCGTCGTCGTGCACGACTTTACGTGGCGGGCCGATGGCCGCCGCGACCGGGGCGTGTTCGCGCAGGAGGCGCACGCGCTCTATCCCCGCGCGATCACCGTGGGCACCGACGACCGGACCGACGACGGATCGCTCGCCCAACCCTGGATGACCGACTACAGCCAATTCGTGCCCGACCTGATCGTCGGGTGGCAACAGCACGACGCCGCGCTCGCCGAGCTGCGCGCGCTCCTCGCGACGGTGAAAGGATAATCCGATGGCTAACGACGCCTTTACCCAGCAAGCCCTCGCCGCCGATCCGCGGTTCCGACTCCGGCTGCAAAATGCGCTCACGAAAGTGGCGTGGCAGGTGCTCGAGGAAGTCCCGAGCACGCTGCACCACGCCGAGCGCGCGGCCTATGCGCAGACCGTCAATCAACAGCCGCAGCAGACGGCGTCGCAGCTGGCCGCGTCGTTCGTCAACCGGCCGAACGTCTTCCAGTTCGCGACCTCCTACGACTTCACCGTCGGCGCGACGGTCACGGCCTCGGGCGATCCCGATATCGAATCGCAGTTAATGACCGACTGGGACAAGATGGCCGGCGTCGTCGCATGACGAAGACGCTCGAGGCGGTCGACTACTGGAAGCTGCGCGCGATCTGCAGCGAGGCGTCGCTCTGCGAGGCGCGCGCGCTCCATGCGCGCGACGCCCTCGCGACCGCGCACGCGAAACAGAACGCGCAGCTCGCCGCGCTCGGCTTCGATCCCAAGGTCCCCACGTTCACGCTCGACGACGACACGCTGACGATCACGGTACCCGACCCGTAAGGAGGGATCATGCTCGCGCTGATTCTCACGCTCGCGCTCATTGGCGTCGTGGTCTACCTGATCGAAACGTATCTGCCGATGCCCCAACCGTTCAAAGTCGCGATTAACGTGATCGTGCTGGTGTGCGTCGTGATCTACCTGGTG